TCAATTCACCGTTCTTAAGCTCGCGCTTCTTGTCACGGTGCTTGCCAGCAGCGTTCCGCTTGTCCGCCAAGACTTGATGGGTGCTATTACGAGGCTTTAGGCTTGGAATGAGCAGCGGCTTATCGTTCTTCACTTCTGCACCTTTGGTGCGGTGAAATCACCGCTCTGCTTGAACACATAACCAGCTTTGGTTGCTTGGTGAATTATTTTTCTTGCTTTGTCGAGTTCAATGCTATTGATCGGTTGCTTGCCATAAACAATCTTGGCAGCGGCCGTAATGTCTTTTAACGAGGGTGTTGGGCATTCTTTGGTCATACCGAATGCACCTTCTTTAAGGCTGGCACCGACGACTTGGTACCCTTCTTTCTCAGCCTTCTTCATGGCGTCTTTCTTCGTCGCTGCCTTGACCACCACTGTTTTAGCATCTCCAAGACCATTCACAATGTGTACTTCAAAACTCTTTAGCCGAACTGTGCACTCCTCGGCAACGAATGTGTTCTTGTCGTAGTCAATCCGATACCGCTTACCATCGACTTTTGCATAGTCAACTTCTTCGCCATTATGATCTTCAACGGAGGCCATTTGCATACTGACGCCGCTAAGACCAATGCGCTTCAGGTATGCCTTGTCGCTTGGAGACGCGGGAACCCACTGAATTACCAGGTTGCTGTCAGTTTCGAAGAGTTCTTGTAGTTTCATGTCAGGTTCTCTGAATTTAGTTCTAAGTATTTAGGCCGGCTGCGAACGCTTACTTGATTTCTCTAGTGTCCGCGTCGACTGAAATCATGCGTAGGATTTCTTCACGGGTTGCAACAATCGTGTTGTTCGTAACCTTACCACCCATGCCTGGGATGAACGCTGTTGCACGCTTACGATCAGACTTCACGCGCGCCTTTGCGGAGGCAGCCTGCAATGCCAGGTTCAAGAAGTTCGCGGCAACTTCAGCATTTCGAGCGGCGTACCTTGGCTCGATGATTTCGGTATATGCCATCTGATTATCAAAGGCATCTTTGGCTGCTGTGTACACTTCATCAAAGCGCTGATCGTTCTCAACATCTTCTTCGTCCTTTTCGGGAACAGGTGGAGTTGTAGTCAGGGCTGTTTCCGCTGCCTGCTCGTATTCCATCATTGCATTATCTTCCGCCATCTCATCTTCGGAGATGTCAAACAAATCATCCAATGGATTTTTAGTTTGCAGAGGTTTCATTACTTGTTCCTTACAAAGTGGTGCGTGATGTTTCCATCTTTATCTCGAACCACGACCTTAGCACCAGCTTTAAGATCATTGTCTCTCAACCACTTCTTGAGATTTGTGACTTGAATGTGTTCACATTGAGTGGAAACAAGCTTCCATGTTTTCACATTTCGTGCTGATCCTTTGAGGGACTCTGAGATATTTAGACGCGCTTGCCGGTACCACGGGTTAAAAATAAAGTTTTCTCCGTCACGACCCGAAAACTCATTCCTTGTTGTGCGGCAAAATCTGCCGCAGCTTTCCACTTTGCCATGTTCACTGCTAACGCGTACTTATCTCGGTCTGTAGCGCGTGGTGTTAACACCGTTTCTTTGTACGGCTTAATCTCAACAATCTCTTTGCGAACATTTCCAGTCTTGTCTTTGTAGATCACCAATGCATCTGGGTAATACTGGGCAACACGCTTTTCAAATGGGTGCATATACGGAATACTGAACTCTTCACTGGCCCACTGCAACACGGCAGGTGTTGTGTCTAACCACTTGAACAGCCGAACTTCCCATGAGCTGCGAAAGATAATTCTTGTTGGGTCACCAAGATACTTTTGTGGATTCTTGGGAATGAATCTTCCCTTCATCGTAGTACGGGCCTTTGTAGCCGGACGTGAAGTGGCCATTATGCAACTCCGTTATCAGCGCCTGGCTGATCTGCGCCGAACCCACCAGTGCTTGACGTATAGTCTGCGTGAACTTGAGACACGACCGTTGAATCAGAAATCACATCGCGCGCTGGTCTTGCTGATGATTGTGTAATTGAACTCGCCACACTTCCCAACGTACCGACAGCACTCTTCGCAATTCCCTGTGAAATGCTGCCAATGGTGTCGGCAACCGAGCCCAGGCCTGGAACCTTACGAATTTCACGTCCAATGGTTTCACTCGTAATCTTCTGGGCAGCGCTGCCCGCTACACCCGCGATAATTGCTGTATAAGGATCTGAACCACTCTGAGTGATTCCAGTGTTGTACGGGGTTACGTCACCTGGTGCGGAGCCTGATGGAGAAACCATCTTCTCTGCAGAGAGCTTCTCCATCGGATCTTGGCGGCTCATGACCATGAAGTCAAAGTCAAAGGCCATATTGAACGTGTTGTACTCAGATGCTGAATGATCAAGCTCATCAAGATCAAAGGAGACAACACGTGGGTTAATGAAGAAGAAGGACACTTGGCGAGTTGCTGTGTCGATCTTGTTCGTTTGATCGAGGAAAAGCTGCGTGACCTTAATGGCTTGCAATGGAGAGCCAACGTCGGTATTCACTACACCGCGTTGCGCGTAATCGTTCGTCTGGCCAAGACCTTCAGTGAACTCCATACCAGAACCGTTCAAGAACGCCTCATGCACGTCTGTGATGTTCTGAGACGTATAAATGGAGCGGCGAGTGATTGGAGAGTGCACCATCATCATGAAGCGGAAGAACTCATACACATTGTTCCCAACGTCATCAATGAACGACATGGACAAGTCTTTGTGTAGGATTCTTTTCAGAACCTTGGTTCTGAAGTTGTACTCATTGATCTCTTCGTATTCAAAGTCTACCTTCGGGCGATCAACCTTTGAAACGAGGAATGTGAAGTTTCGCTGCCAGTTCGCACGACCAAATTGCTCGAGGACCTTGTCTTTGAACAGGAACTCGACACGGAACATGAACTTCAGCTTTGGCCGGAAGTGTGAGTTAGCCAGAGATGCAGCGTATGATGTGGCATACCAAGACCCATCATTACGATTGACTGATGGATCCTGCGGTTGCCCGGAAAGTGAACGCAGAACATCGTTCAGCGGATTAGCGCCGAATTGTTCAACTGCCATACCGAACAGGTCAGTAGCTGTTCGCTGGGCGTCAATTCCAGAGGCTTTGACGAGTTGGGAGATGTCAGGCATTACTCATTCCAATTGACTGAGCACAGTTACTTCTTTGCCTGTCTTCTTGACCTTGACGCGTTGTCCCCTTTTGAACTTCTCAAAGTCAGGCGCTACTGACTCAAATAACTCCGCGATCTTCATACGACCCCTTCATGCCTTGAAGACTATTTAGCCTATCCTGGTCCTGAAACAAAAGAGGGACCCTAATAGGGTCCCTCTTTTTTGGTAGCGTGAACGCTTAATTGCTATTACCACCCAAGGCCGTCCCGAAACCTTCACCTGAGTCAATCGTGTGTGCGTGGTCAAAACGCATCGTGACTTGAATCGTTACCGCTTCAGAGGCCGAGTAATCCAATTCTTGGAAGTCAACGGCTTGGAACCAGCAGCCTTCAAGTACCCAGGTTTCAACAACAGTTTCATCACCGTCGAGTTGTTCAAGCTTTGCACTGAACTTATAGTCGGAACCAGTGGCGGCGGTGTTCAACCAGCGGCCATCAAGGTCAACGCCAACGAGACGTTGTTGCGTTTCCATTTGACCCTTGATAACCTTGGTTGCGAGACCAGTGATGTCATCTTCAAGGGTGAGCTGCATCGCTTGCCACTCATGCTTGCCAGCAACGTACGCAGTACTGTTGTAACGCTCAATCTTCACTTCAGTGTGTTCGAGCGAGGGGCGGGCGATAGTCGTAGTCTGCATCGACAGGTTACGGCTATTTTGACCTGGAACAAGACGACCAATGTCATGGAAAGTCACGCGCCATTTGTTCTTTAGTTTTGGATGGAGTATCCCAGAACCAACGCCTGGAATTCCGAATTGCGAGAGAGTAGCCATATTTGCTCCTTGTGAACCTACTTGATATTTACTACTTTGCCGGGTTTATGGTACATTTTGATTTGCTAAATAAAGAACATATGGCACGCACTCTAGACGATTACCTGCAATTGCAGCTCAAGAACAACCACTTCAGGTACATGCCTGAAAGTGTTAAAGCAGAGCTCATTGCCAGCACTCCAAATTGCAAGACGGAGTCACTAGCTGAACGAGCATTCTGGCTACAGACTGGGCTTACCGCATATCCAAACTGTGCACGCTGTGGGTCTCCCCTAAGTTCTGCGAACTGGTACCCGTCAACAACAAAGGCCCGCATAGCTAAGGGTGAACCACAAAAGGGATATAGGAAATTTTGTGGTAAAACATGTGCTATGAATGACGAACAAAAGCACACGCGCACTCGTCAAACAAGCATTGATAGGTACGGCGTACAACATCCTTTGATGTCAGAGTATGTCCAGGCTAAACGCAAGATTACAAACCTTGAGCGATATGGCGCTGCGAACCCAATGGCTTGGAGCTCTGTGCGGTTCAAAGATACGATTGAGGCGCTGCATGGTGTGACCGCGGTTAGGCACATTACCGGTGTTTCAGAGAAAATCGCTGCAACAAAAAAGATACAGACCCGTGAACTGTTAGAAGTTCGTGCCGCTGAACTTCAAAAGCTATTTGACGTTGAACTACAATCTGAACTTCCTATTACACTTGATCGGCTATATGATGTTGAGCTGCGGTGGAAGCATACATGTGGTCGAATCTATGAATCAAATATCACATCACGCGGTCTGAGATTCTGTCCAAGGTGTTCGAATGGGTCTTCACGAGCAGAACGCACTATTGGTGATTGGCTTGAGTCTAATGGCGTCACCGTGAAACGACGTGACACCTCATATGGATTTGAGATGGATTTGTTTTTACCTGAACTCAAGATTGGCATTGAGTACGACGGTACGTACTGGCACTCTGCTCGATTTGTGAGTAAAGAAAAGTCAATGCAAAAGCTTGAAACTGCTGAGGCGCTCGGTATTCAGCTCATAACCATTCAAGAGCATTTATGGTTGTTGGCGCCGGATAAAATCAAAGCCAGGTTAAGTTCAGTGTTGAACTTGAACCCCGCGCGGGTGATGGCTAGGAAATGTAGTCTTTATGAGCTATCAAAGAACGAAAGCAACGCTTTTTTCGATAGTTCTCATTTACAAGGCGCGGCGAGAGCAGCTGTCACGCTTGGCCTGTTATATGGCGGTGAAGTTGTTGCTGCAATGTCATTTGGTAGGCCACGCTTTGCTAAAGCATCAGCTGATTGGGAGCTCATTCGATTTGCAGTGAAACCAGGAGTATCAGTTCCTGGTGGAGCAAGTAAGATTCTGAAGGCATTCCGAAAAACCTACCCAGGCAGCATTATCAGTTACGCTGACCGGTGTTGGAGCACTGGTGGTCTATACAAGACTTTAGGGTTCACGTTCTTGAGGAATTCCGATCCATCATACTTTTGGGTTTCCGGAAATCATATCTTCTCACGTTATCAAACTCAAAAGGGGAAGCTTAAGAAGCTCCTTGGCGATCTGAATTTGGAGTTCGAGCCTTCTCTAAGTGAAGATGAGAATATGCGGGCGGCGAAGTTCTTGAAGGTGTATGATCGCGGGAATTCAGTTTGGCTGTTGAAATAAAAAGGGAGCATTGCTCCCTCTTTATCTGCTTGCAGGCGGTGATTAAGCACCTGTCGATTGCAGTGTGATTGGAATGTAGATGAATTCAGCCGCTTTCACTGGTTGAATAGCAATGTTCAGCCAGAGCTCGTTCGCGTCAATAAGAGCCGGTGTATTGTTGTTCGCGTCACACTGAGAGACGAAGTCATACAAACCACGCTTTGACATGATGTCATTGAGCTGTGAATCAGCCATTGCCTTCAGACCGTCGCGAGTGATCTGGTCATTTGGCTGGAAGACGAACGGTTGACTGCCCTTACGCAAAGCACGACGCAGGTAGCAAACCAACCGGACAACGTTTACACGATCAGTTGCGGATGCAGCTGGTGCAGAAGTCTTCTGACCCCAGACGATGATACCACGTCCTGGGAAGAACACGATTGGGTTGATGTTCTTGTCGTATTCGTACAGGTTGTCACGTTGACCATTGTTCAAGTTTGCTTCAACGAATGTTGTTGCAGTTCCTGGTGTACCAGTGATATAACCTACATTGGAGACACCAGCAACAGTACCACGCTGGATACCAGCTGGTGCTTCCCAAACGTATGCGGCTTGGTCAGACACAGCGTATGTACGCAACGCAATTCCAGATGGAGCACCAAGAACCAGGCGACCATCGAGATTCGACATCAGACCCCATGGATAGTAGTATGCAACGTTCTCAGACGAGACACGGTTTGAAGTCAAAGCCCACTGAGCTACTTGGTCTGGAGTACGGTTCGATGGAGTATCAGCAACCACGAACGCTTCAAACAAAATTGAAGCAGCAAGAGAAGACAACTCAGTAACCACTTCCCAGTATCCTGGGCATGCGATCAAGTTGTATTCATACAATTCGGAGCGAACGTCAACATTGCTATTGATCGAAGCACGAAGTGCCGTCACGATCGAAACGCGCTTTGCAGCATCATTTGCACCGAGAGGAGCACTCACTGTTACTGTTGCAGCAGTAATCGTGAACTCATCACCAGAGATGAATGGAGTTGTACCAGCATTGATGATGAATGATACACGGCCATTGTCATACGAGGAACCGACTGTTCCATTTGCCGACATACCAGAAACCGTGCCGTTCACTGTGAACGCTGACGACGAAGTCATTGTCACTGTGATAGTTTCTGGAACTGCCAATGTGCCAGGGAGCAAGCTTGTCAGTGCACCATTTCCTGTGTTCGCACCAGGTGTTGCCTCATAGGCAAGGTTGAACGTGAATACGTCACCAGCCGCGTACTGAGTTGAACCGCTGTTCACTTGCATCGAGAGCTTTGAGCTTGTGAATGGGATGTCAACAGTACCAGTGCCAACGTAACCGGTAGCTGAACCAGATACTGAGAACGTGGTAGAAGTTGTGAACACAACACTAATTGTTTGTGGCTTCACCGTATTGTCTGCTGCAACCACGTTCGTGATTGTGCCGTTACCAATGCCGTCGTATGCCATCGAAGACTGCAACAGTGCTGGAACACCGAGCGTAATGAAGGTGTCTGGTTCATCTGTTAAATCGATGTCGGCGCGGACAACGTAAGCAATGTTTCCTGCGGCGAGGAAGTTGTTCAGCGCGAGAAGACCGTATTCATTGCGGCAGTCGCCATGGAACTCATTGCCAGAGACGTCGTTGTGGAAGAATGGAATGCCGTACAACTCAAGTGATTGAGAGAGCGAAGTCACTGTGCGAACGACGTTTGCTTCCAAGGTGCCAGCAGCTGGCGTAACGCCGTCAGTCTGAAGCTTGCCAGAACGGGTAGCAACGAAGAACAGCGGAACTGTTGGAGCAGTTGCAGGGATGAAGAAGCTTTCGTTAGTAACAGATACACTTACGCCTGGTGAGACTAATGTTGCCATCCTAGTTTCTCCTAAATAGATGGGAATTCGTTTTATACAATCTATTTAGGGAGACACCGTAAAGTATGTGGACATTTGAAGCACTTTCAGCGGAAATTCTGAAGAGCCTTTGCGAAGATGGATCTTGGAACCCAAGAAAATGGAAAAAGTACAAGCACCTGAGACTGGCGCTGGATGCATTGGTGGTTCCTGGGTTCAATACACTAGAAGAAAAGATTTGGGCAGTTCGCGATGGATTATCGTCAAGGCCAATCTGTGCTGTTTGCCATAAGCATACCGCTGTGAGCCAGGTTGGTTTTAGGAGAACGTGCAGCGTTAAGTGCGCAGCAAACGATGCTACCACGAAGGCCAAAACTAAAACCACACAAATTGAAAGATACGGTGCGCACCACACCCAGAACAAAGAGTGGGCCGTGAAGCAAACGCGCATCAATCATGAAATTGGAACCTATGCTAAGGGGCAACAAACGCTTAAAGAGCGCTATGGTGTGAGTTCTGTTTTTGCGTTAGAACCAGTAAAGCAGAAGATAAGAAAGACAAACCTTGAGAGATACGGTGTCGAAAATCCAGCTGGCGTTCCAGATGTCATCGCTAAGAGAAAAGGCACTTGTGTAGAGAGGTATGGAAAGACAACCGGGTTTCCGACATACTTTGGTGACGAAAACCCAATGACTAGCACTGCCGTCATTTTTGGGGGGCGGTGTGTTAAACTTTCACAGGTACCATGGGAAGAACTTCAAGATTCTTGTAAGAAAGATTTCATTTACATTTCTATCCTAGGTGATGAACACTTAGCCAAGTGCAGACTTTGCTCAAAAGTATTCAATGCGACAAGAAGAAATGCAAAGTGCGATTGTGTAGATACGTCAATGGAAAAAGAACTTTTTGATTACGTAAGATCGTTAGGCGTGAATGTAAAGAGGAAAGATCGAAAAGTCTTAAGCGGATTGGAACTTGATATCTTGTGTCAAGATCAAAAGTTTGCCATAGAGTTGAATGGTGTGTATTGGCATGGGGAATTGACTCTGTCTAAGCGTGCAGACGCAAAGACCTATCACAGAGAAAAGTACTTGAGAGCCAAAGAAAACGGAATCTCATTGCTTCAAGTAACCGATGTAGATTGGAAATACAAGACTGATCTTGTGAAGTCGATGATCAAAAGTAGATTAGGACTTTCTAAGAGAGTTTATGCTAGATCCTGTGAAGTCAAAATCTTACCTGTAAATGTTGCCAGAGAGTTCTGTGAGAAAAATCACATTAGTGGATTTGTATCTGGAAAGCACTACTACGGTTTGGTTCATCAAGATGAATTAGTAATGCTTTGTTCCATTGGAACAAATCGTTTCACAAGTGGAATTGAGCTGCTAAGAATGTGTACCGCACAGGGTATGGCGGTAGTTGGTGGATTCAGCAAGTTAATGAAGGCTATCAACACTGATCTAAAGATAGATCAAATCACATCGTATTGCGACTTGCGATATGGTAGTGGTGAAGCTTACATTAAGGCCGGGTTTAGATTAGCATCTGAAAGCGGGCCTGGCTATTGGTACATAGATTCAGACAAGACCAAGGTCCATTCTAGATTGAAGTACCAGAAACACAAACTTAAGGAACTTCTAGAAAACTTTGACCCCTCGCTTACTGAATGGGAGAACATGAAGAATCATTCCTTTGACAGAATCTGGGACTGTGGTCAAAGGAAGTTTATTCTAGATTTCAATGCTGACCATTGATCACTGCACTTTGAAATTCTGCAGGAAAAGCTCTACGTCTTTTCTGTTCCCAATGTTAAAATCCTGGATTTGTTTGTGCACGTCTTCGATTGTGATGCCGGCATTGCGCATGATCTCTTTCAGTTCCTTGATCTGCCTAAATGAAGGTCTATAGTCCTTGAAGTGTGCGCCAATGGCCGCAAGTGCTCTTGCAGCTGTATCACCTTTTTTGGACCTAAGAATTTCAGTCCAGCTCTGGCTAACGCGCTTGAACAGATCTAACACCGACATTTCCTTGTCGTTTTCATTTGACGGCGGCTGATTCATACTGAAGAGAGCTGCAAGCTTCTTCACGTACTCTTTGCGGTCAGCGTCAGGATCACAGGCCAGGTCAATTGCGTTCATCCAGCGACCAACTAGGTCCTCGATGACCGTGATATCACCATGATAGTTCTTGCCGCCAGCGGCTCTGAACTCCAGGTATCCATCCTTAAGCTTGTCAAGATTAACTGCCGCGTACTTACCAGCCTTGTTCAAGTAATCTTGAACGATACGATCAGTGAGCTCCTTAAAACCCTGAACATCTGATGGGATCTTACCAGTTTTTTCAACTGCACGGATAACAGTGTTAGTCAGTGGGCGGGACATAGAGTTTCCAAGACGACCAAACTTCTCAAGCACATGCTTATCAGCCATGAACATCACAAGCTTCAGTGCATCCAATTTGTCCTTGATCCTTGGAATGGACACATTGATGTGTAGGCCAGTGCTTGCGTTTGTTTGGAAATCATTGTCATCGATCCAATTGAAGATCTCATTCAGGTGCTTCAACGCCGTGGAAATTGGAAGTGGAGGAGTAACAACCTCAAAGCCAACTCCATGCTGATTTCCCTCACCATCATCAATCGAACTGTCTGGAACAATGATGAACCTATCGCCTTCACCATGCCCTGGGTTGTCACGAACGACCACTTTTTCCTTCAGCCGCTTTGAGAGCGTATCAGCAGCCTGCTCAGCAGTGTCATGGTTCCAATGGTGATAGTCTTTGGGCGCCTCAGAGTATACTTCTGAGTTCTTTCCATCTTCATGTGCCCAGCCGTATTTTGGTTCCAGCCCGTATGAGCTCACAAACTCGTAAGCGTTCCGAAATTCTTCATTGAACCAATTTGTAAATGAGACCTCACCTTCATCGAAGTCTTTAAGAGCACGCTCTTTCGCACGCACCATTTCACGGTCTGGATCATCATCGTAATCACTTGCATCAACATGCTCACGCCAGTTCTCGTCTGCCCACTCTTTCTTCTTCTCTTCAGCCCACGTCTCATGGTCATTGTCAATACTAATGCTATCACTATTCCGAATTGTGAACAGCTCTCGGAACTCATTGAAGGTGTCAAGACGCCGAATTGAAACAGCATCAGTAGGATTGGACGGAGCGAGGTCGTGGCCTCCTGGCACATAGACCTCAACCTCAAACCCAGCGAGTGCGTCAGGGTGCTTCTTGAAGACCTGGCGATAGGTCTGCTGATTGAATGCTCGTTCGGCTAGGAATTGCTTAAATGTGATCATGGCAGTTCTTTAGGCTCTGGAGGAACTGGACCAACGGGTGGTGGTAGATCTCCCTGTGTTGTGTCAATCACAACATCCGCTGGAATAGGATTTCCGGCTGCATCATGTGCAATGATCATTGGTGGGCCGAACGGCTGCAGTTCACCATTCTCATCAACTTCATTTACGTTGATTTGATTGAGATTCGAGATTTGAATAATGACCTTACGAACCAAGTCATCCTTAATACCCATTGGGACTGACAAGAAGATCGGCATCTCAAAGTTCAGAGTCCAGATCGTAATTCGCTTGTCTTGCGCAGATGGAAAGTTTTCGTCGTTTGTGATGTCTGTAAGTTCAACCTTTGTGATCTTCGTCCAATCGAACGGTCCATCACTCTTTTGAATTTGAATGTCTGGATTGAACAGCACCAAGATCTGTTCGAGGATCTGATGCATTTGCTGTGTGTTCGACGCCCAAATTGAAAGCTCAAGTGACGCGTTGTACGGAACTGGCATCGCACGCTTAACAACCGTTAGGTCATTTGGGAAGACCCCACCAACGGGCATTGTCACTCGTTGATCCACGTACGCTTGCACCTTCCGACGCTCTGGCGCCAGTGAAAGCCCCGTCAAGTATGCGGACATAGTTGGTAAACTGAACATTCTGTTCTGAGTGTTCCCAGCATGAAGGGCTGCAACAACACGATCTTTGTTCCCAATGACACAAGGAACTGTAATGAACTGCGCTTCATCGCACGCACCTTTGCCAGTTTGGACTTGTAGGCCTTGAAAAATCGTCACGAACTGCAATAGGTAGGAACGCAGTTGAGCGTCATACCAATAGTTTTGGATCATACTTTCACCGCCCGCCTCATAAGATTACCAGGATTCCGAGTGATGAACCAAAAGGCATCGCCTGCGTCGTACACACACTTTGCAATTTTGTCAAGATCTCCATGCACCAGCACGAAATCATATTCATCTACCAAGGAACGTACTTCAGGGTGCTTCTTCTCCATGTCCCCAATTGGAACTACGCCAAACACAGTTCCATCTGTTTGTTGTGTAAGTCTTGTCCAAACTGAGGCTCCACCTTTTGTTTGAAGTGAAGCACTGAAAACGTTCTGACCATTTGACACCAGAGTCTGATATAGAGCTACTACCAGTCCCTTACCACGGTATGTGATATTTGAGGACAGTTGTTCAGTCTCAAGACCAATGATGTTACCACCAGGTACCGTGTACTCGCGCTTTGAGCACTCAATGTGCACCGCAATTGCATCCGTCTTATTATCTAAGAGTGCAATGTCGTATGTGTTTCCATTGAACCAACTTGCAGTCTTGCGCTTGTTGTATTTCACTGAGAACCCATTGATAGGAAATGGAGACTTCAATGGGACAGGCTTCCATTTCGTAGACACAATTTGCTCTACGCCCTTGACCGCAACATCACTGGCTTCTTTCGAATACGCCCCATCATCAATGCTGATGTCTTCAAGGAACTGCTTGAATGTAGTCTTCATTACACCCTCTTAGCTGTCAGCGACAGGGTTTGTGTTTGGTTAAACATCTCACGTTGAGATGGCTTCAGTGAATTACGATCATTTCTACGGTCAGTCTCAACATACAACCAAGAGTTCTTGATCACGCTGAACTTATAGAGCCGTGATGCAATGTTCAGTACTGGGTCATAGTTCAATCTAAAGAACTGACCATCTGTAGCGTGCGCGACATCTGGTAGCTTGAAGCCCTCAGTATATGGAAGACCATCTGGCGGAAGACCATCTTCAACATACAGATCGCGGCCGTCATATGTTCCCGGACCACCAGTGCCATTGCTCATACCAGAAGAAACTTCACGCGTATTAGCACCAGTTTCTGGAACTGCTGCAAGAGCTTCTGCAGTTGTAGCCTCCGCTGCTGTCAATGCACCAGTACTGATCTGTTGAATGCCATCGAAAAATGTTCCATCATCCACAATATACTTTTGTGTGTCCGCGGTTCCAACAATATCCCTGTTCTCTTGACTTGGAATCATTTGGGATGCTTGGAACTTGTACATAATTGGGCGCCATGAGGTAGTGTATCCATCAGCGGCCC